CTACAACGCCATCGGTTTCATCTAAGCTAATACTTATTTTTCCCAAGTCATTGCCTTCTTGCATAAATGAAAAGTCAAAATAACGTGCATCTTCAGGTACATTAGTAACATTACCCTTTTCGTCACCGATGGTAACCGTTTCAAAACGTCCACGAATCTTGTTGAATAAATCTGAGGCTATAGTTTGTAAGTTTTTCATACTGTATTTATCAAATACTACTGCTAACAAAGATTGGCATGGGCATTTCATAATCCTCTTCAGAATCTATCTGCACAAAAGTGTTATAAATTACAGGATCCCAGTCTTTCATAACTTCGATCATCCGCAATGAAAGTAACACCGAACTTACTAAATCGTCAGATCCGCCAGGTTTTGCTTGATAACTACTGCCAGTTGCAATAAATGCTTTCAGTTCACTGATCAACGGTTTACTTCTAATAATCATTTGATCGTTTTCTACCATTGTTTTTAGTCTGGCACAAGCTGTTACTTTGCTGCTGTGTGTGGTATTAAATCCTTTTCTAAATTTTCGTATATGTCCTTTTTTTATTGGTTCGCTAATAAACAAACCAGGCATATTTTCTTCTCCGAAGTCATTGATAACTATCAATGCTGCTTCTCCAAGCCCATTGTTTTCTACACTCCAGTATATGCCCTCGCTAGCTTTGCGTTGGTCAGAAATATAACTTAGTATATCTCGCAAAACTCTTATCTGTCCCGGGATAGCTGTTTGATTGTGTTGCCACTCGCCTACTTGTTCGTATGTGGGCAATTCAATAATCTGTATAGCAGCGTTGTCGCCGCCTGTGCCCATGCTCGGATCCAATGCTACTACATATGTTTTATTGGGCGATATTTTTTTATACCAACGAGTTTGTCCCATATTGAGCATGGGCGTAATACCCTCCATAGAAGCAAGTTTAATCGAATTGATCAATGTCTCATCAAATACTAGGAATTCACATCCGTATTCTCGCCGAAATTTTTCTTCCCCAATACGTCCAATTTCTTCGTCTCGCCATTTTTCGTCTCTGTCGGGATGTTCGTGCCACTGTGCAACAAAACTGTGAAATCCGTTTATGCCCAGTTCGGATTCATTGCCGTGGGCATCAAACTTTTGCTCTGCTTGTTTCCAAATAGTAGCAAATGTATCTTCGTCTGAGTTTGGTGTACTGGTAATAATAGCCCTACCACCTGTTGCCAGTGTAGGTGATATTGACGTCCAAAATTCTTCAGCAATGTTAGGTTGCACAAACGCAAATTCGTCACATTGATGTGAGTTAATTTGGTTTGCTATTATTACATGATTCTCGGCATTAAAAATTTCATATGTATGCTCTAATACTAAATCTTCAAGTTTGATTATTTTTTTAACAGTATTATAGGAATCTAATACATCTCCTACATTTAAGTCAACTACTTTTATCTCTTTTTTATTAGAAAAAAATCTATGATCGTTAGTTGCTGTTACAAAGCTGTTGTCATCAAAATAAATTTTACGTGAATGCTTATTTGCATTTTCGTTAAATATTACTCCTTCAAAATCTTCCCACCCGTTAGGTGTTAGTATTTCGTATTCATTATTTGGTATATAGTTTTGATTCATAAAATCTTTCCATTAAATGGGCGCCGGAAACAGGTGCTTTATTTTTTAAATCTAATTGAGTTAGATTTAAAAAATAAAAGTATTCTTGTCTAGATCGCTTCTCATTATATTTTGAGATAGTCAGTAGCTCATTAAAAGAAATACTGCTAGAGCTATGTTTTGACAAATTATCCTTCCAAGGAATCATTTTTAAGTTATATTTACTTCCTATAAGTAGCGGACTAACTTGATTCTTGTATCCGTTTATTATCGAAAACATATGATCAATATGATATGCACCTAATGTTCCAGCTAATCCAGTTTTATAGCCTGTTGTTATTTCGGCTCTAAACTGTTCTGTAACATATAAAACAACAGATTTATATCTGTAATATTCGTTGCGGAAACTAGGCTCTAATATTAGTCCCTTTTTTGCCTTTGTTGTGTTACCTTTTACAATGGCTTTCGAGGCAAGCTGTGAATAACCATTTCGGCCAAACTCATCGATATTTTTCATATGTGTTGCACGAGTCTTTTCGCCTTTTCTTTTATATCCGGAAACGCCGTTTTCGTTAGTTTCCAATAATACTTTTCTAGATTTTTCTTGACTTATCTCGTACTTAGTTTTTCCTGTTACAGGGTCTACTTGCTGTAAACCTTTTTTAATATTCTTCTTTCTTGTTTCACTGACACCTCTAACACCCGGATACAACGCATCATATACGTCTACAGTCATACTTAATACCCGTTCAATGTACGACGATTTAATCATCGAAACTCGTTCTTGCGAAACCGGACATACTATGTAGTCAATTCCCTCCGATTTATTGACCTGATAGAGATGTGCATTACGTTTGCGATTACGTTTTTTAAACTGTTCTATTTTTTTGTTCATACAGTATTTATACAAATGCAAACTTGTCATGTGATTATTCTAGCAGCACCAGTAAGTTTACCGTACAATTCTGCTAATGTTAATTCTTCTTCTATAAGAGTTTGTTTATTTCTAACCTTAACAGTTGTAGTATCACCGTCTAAACAATACAGTAGCGAGATACTCATACCACGTCCTGTGTTGCCTGTTGTTGTTTGTGCTACAATACGTGAACCGTTTTCAAATTCTATTGACTGTTTGTTGTAACTTGTAACACCAGCACGAATATGGTCTGGACAAGTTTCATATACAAATCGTATGCGTGACATAATTTCTTGCGCACCTGTATATTTGTGAGCAGCAACTAGAATAGTTTGATCTGGATTAAACATTGCGTACCATGCTAGATAAATACTGGCACAAGTGGTCTTGCCTGTCTGCCTAGGCATCATACTGATATTAAATCGATAGCTGTGATAACTATCCATTAGTCTCAGCTGATACTCATACGGATCGTATAATAGCTTACCTTTTACAGGGTGTTGAATGTGTGCAAAATGTTTTGCAAAATACAAATAACCAGTATCAGGATCCATACAGGCCAGTAGGTCTGCAATCTGCTGTTCTGTATACGTTTCTTGTTTGTTGGCTTTTTTAATTAGTACGCCGTCTAGTGATTTTGACATGTATATATTTACTCAAAAAAATAGGCTCCGAAGAGCCTATTTGATATTATCCATTGTAGATTAATCCATACGCTTTTTAGCTTGATTAATACCTTTGGTTCTCTTAGAATTTCGTCTCTGCATATCCTGTGTGCTTTGACCCGACGTTGCTTGTCTCTTAATATCATCGTCGTTGAAGTCACGATCCATCTTAGCATTTTTGGTGTAACGCTTTGCTAGATCGCTTGATATTTCACTGACTGCTGATTCTTTTTTCTTTTTCTTTAACTTATGAGCACGATTGATAAATGCTGCTAGACTTTCACCTGGCTTGCGGTTGATACCGTGACGTTCTTTTTGAGCTTTGATTTCAATGTTTCTTCTCGATCGTATTGCGTCAGCCTTGCCTTGCGAATCATCATCTGATTCACGTTGATATGACTCTCCAGTAGATGATTTGGCCATTGCAATCAGTTCTTTGAATCTGTCTACATTGAATTCAGGATACTTGTTGCCTTCTTGATTTCTGTCTTCTGTGTATTCAATCATATGATTTAGTACATCTTTCATGGTCTTAGGACCAAAACTTGTGCCTAGTCTTGATAAAACTGTACCAAGCTCTGCCATTTGATTGTAATCGCGGTCATCCATTTGATCGCCGGAATTTATTTTCTTTCTGATCATCTGTGCAATTTTTGTTGCTCGTCTAGCAGTATCGCTTATCTCGTGATTTGGCGCTTGATATTCTGCAAGGGCTGCTGCAAGACGTGCTTTTATTTCTACTGCTATCGGATTATCGCCTTTGGCTGCTGGCTTGTACATTTTCTTTTTGCCATTGATGCCGCCCGAGATGTCTGACATTTGATCCTGATCTGCATATCTTTCATCTGGCTCCGTACTTGCGTCGTAGTCTGGCTGTGCTGCACTTTCTTTACCAATAGCAGCTACTTTATTGTTTACTGCATTTTGTGCTGCACTTCCTGCAATGCCGCCGCCGATGACGCCTGCTGGTCCTCCAACTGCACCTCCTGCAATTGCGCCGCCTAGTCCACCTAAAAACCCTGCATTCAAGTCGTCGTCGCCCTCTACATCGTCACGTCCTGGAATGTCTGGATCGTCTTGAAATGCACTGCTTACTGGTGATAGTAAATCGGCACCTTTTTCAATGCCGTTCAGTGTTTTTAACATTGTTGCAATATCACTAGGATCGCCTGAAATGTTTATATTCATGGGCATTTTTGCCGGTGACGACATCGACGGCTCCATTTCGCTCATGCCGCATTCGGCAATTGCACTTTCGTTTAGTTTCTTCTTTTCAATGTTGTCTAAACTTTGTAATATTTTTAGCATATTGCTCATAATCAACTCCCCATTGCACTTCTGGTGTTCAGCGGTTCTTCTTTTGTAGCTTCTGCTTTAAAACCGTCGTTGTTTTCTCCACGCTCTTTGCGTGCAGATTCTAATTCTTTTAATAGTTCCATGACTCTGTTATTACCAACATCTGCTTGCGCACTAACTCCGCCCATATCTTCTTTGGTCAGCATAACTTCGTAAGTATCACTGCCTTCGTCTGGATCGTTGTTGTGTTCGGGTATTTTTGCATTTGGATTGCGAACAATAATATTTGCTTCATCTAGTGTGCATACATTACTTAAATACTCTCGAAGTATTGCCTCTGTTGTTGGATATGTTATTTCAACGTCCCAATATGTAACTTCTGTGTTTTCTAATTGAGGAAAGTCATGTGGACGCTTTTGTATTGGAGTTTTTTTACCTGCGCTCAATGAAGCAACACTGTATTTTTCTAATGCAGTGCGTAGACGCTCATTGAATCCATCTGGAATATCTCCAGCTACTCCAATTTTAAACGGATAGGTTTTTTTTGACTCTATGAGATATTCTTTTAAACTTTTCATTATTGCTGGATCCTATTATGTATTATTTATCTTTATCGAGTCCTTTGAGTCTTTCTAGCAGACTATTTCTATCTGTGACCACATAGCCTGCACCTTCAGTAAACCCAGTATCTACTCCAATTGAATCATTGTCTAGTTTTTGTTTTTTAAGTTGAAGATCTACCATTTTTATTTTTTTGTCTAGTTTTGCCACTTTAGCATCTAGGTTTGTACGCAACATATTGCCCGCAACTTCAAATATTCTACCAGAATAGCGTGCTTCGACATTCATACCAAGATCCATTAAATCTTCGTATGCTGTCATTGCTTTATCTGCAACTTCATTTAATTCTTTGTCTGCCATTTCGCCTAGTCCGCTAACATGCGGAAGTGCGCTGGCAATTTTATCAAACTCTGCGATGTCTCTCATGGTATGCTGTTGTTCAGCAACAACACTTTCATCAACAGTTTTTTCTTTTTTCTGTTGTTCTTTGACAAACTCTTTGGAGTCTGGTAAATTTAATAAATCTTCTAGCTTTTTAGTCATAATAGTATCCTATAATATACTACTATTATTTATCGTTTACTGCCATGAAAAATATCATTTTCTGTAACAACTCTAAAAGTAATACCTTGTTGTTTGCAATAAGTTCTTGCTGCTTCCCATTTTGCAGCATTTAATATAGAATGTGCTTGGTTTCTTGAATTACGTTTTGCTTCACTCATACTGGTTTGATTTTGAGGTTTAACTTCGATTATTTCTACGTGTTCTTTTCCGTTTGCATCAATGTATGCCATAAAAAAATCAGGAACATATATTGTAAACTTGCCTGTGAATGGATTTCTATATGGTATTTTAATTGCTTCGCTGGCCCATTTTGTAACGCTAGGATGTTCATCACAAAACTTCATAAAAGCAAATTCCCAACTGCTCCGATATGTAGGCGTTCTACCACCTACATATTTGTCAGGGTTTTTTGGAGTAAATTTACCTT